GCTCCAAAAACTGGTCAGACGGCGGCGCGGCATCGGTGCGGAAGTGATTGTAATCCGCTTGTGCGGCACCGGGCAGGCCGAACAGGGACTGCCTTGCCACAGGGGCGGGCGCTGGTGCGCTTTGAGCGGTTGAGGCGCCAGAGACGGTGGGAAGGCCGGAACCATCGTCAACGGCAGGCTGTGTTGCGGGAATGCCCCCGAGACCACCGAGACCTCCGAAGCCGGATATCCATTCGCGTTCCGCCGCCTTCTGCTTGTCCGTCGCGATCTGGTCCAGCCTGATCTTCGCGGCGGCCGGATTGACGGACAGGGTTTTGGCTTCCTCCGGGGGAACGCCCGACGCAATCAGCGCCTGCGCCATCGCATCGCGGGAGGCCATCGTGTCGGCCCGCTCCTGATCGAGCGCGGACTGCTTCATCTGCTGGTTTTGCAGGCCGGAATAGAACTCGCCGAAATGAGCCAGCGGCGCGTTCCTCGGGCTGGACATGAGCGACATGCCCAGAGCCTGGAGCATGTTGCCGCCCTGAGGCGAGCCTACATACCCGGTGATGTTATCGAGAAGTCCGGCCATTGTCCTACCTCACTTGAAAAGCTGGCCGAGAAGGTCGCCCGCAACCGTGCCGGTTTTGTCGCCGCTGCTGGTCTTGCCGCCGAGGATGGTCCCGGCAAGTCCGAGAAGGCTCTGTCCCGTCGAGGGCGAATTATCCGGCTTCGTTCCCTTGCTGCTCTCGTTCAGGTAGCTGGTAGCGTCATAGACGCCCGGTATCAGGCTCGCGAGCCACGTCGCCTTGTCGAATGGAACGTCGAGGCTCTTTTGCGCGAGTGCCTGCTGCTGCTGGCCGCCACCGAGAAGCGCGCTGATCGCGGATAGCTGCCGGTTCAGGTCCGAGTTCTGGAGCGTGTTCTGGAGGCCGTAGGCCTGTAGCGCGTTGCCCGCGTTCGTCGCGTTCGCCTGCTGCTGGCGATCCACGTTCTGCGAGGCCAGCCCCTGCGCGCTGTTGTAGGCGGAAGAAAGCAGCGACGGGATAAGCTGGGCCGCCGTTTCGCCCGTGCTGCGGTCAAGCTGCGCCCGCTGTAGTGCGCCGCGAGAGCCGCCATAAGCGCCAGCCGCCGCATCGCTCGCCCCGATTTCCGCCGCCGTATTCGCCTTTTGGCGTTGCAGGTTCTGGAGCGTCGGATCGATCACCGACTGGATGTACGGGTTCATGAACCGCTGGTAATCGTTCGCCCCGAGCTGGGCGGCGTTCATCGTGCCGCCCTTCATCATGTCCGCGTAGGTCGGCGTTCCGCTGCTCTGGCCATACTGAAGCGCCGAGCCGCGCAGCATGTCGTAGCCCTTGTTCTGGTCCGGTGTGAACCCGGCAACCGCCGAAGTCGGGGCGTCCGTTAGAAAATTCTGCGTCAGGCCTAGACCAAGAGCGCCGAGGCCCTGCTGCATCTGGCCGATCCACGGCGCGTAGTTCGTGCCGCTGGTCTGGTTGACGTTGCTTGTCGTGGTCTGGGTATCGCTGCCGCCGCCCATGTCACAATTCCTTTACGATGAAAGTCGCCAAGAGCCGCCAGTTCGCAAGCGCCCTGATCCAGCCCGGTCGGCCAAGAATGGAAAGCCGTTTCGCCCCGATGGAGCGCGCCCACGGCTCGATGCGTTTTTCGATCCTGCGCAATCCGTCGAGAGACCCGCCGCCGAGCCAGCCGCGAACCTCGACCATGCCGCTGTCATAGCGTTCGATGGACGTGACCAGCGCCGCGTCCCGTTCGGTCCACAACTGCGCCCGGCCATCCGCCAGTCTCTGGCGGATATGCTCTTTCGTATGCGTGTTGCCGAAGCGCCGGACAGCCTTTTCAAGCCACGGCCAAACCCGGTCCAGTTCGTCCTTCACCTGCGAGCGCCTGTCTTGGCCACCTCGAGCCGCTGTGCGCCGAGACGCCATGTCTCGCCCGTTGAAGACAGCTTGATCCGTGCCTGCCGTCCCATGAGGCGAACGTCCATCTTTCGCGTGGAAGTCGTCGCCGTCTTGGTTGCGATCTGTCCGCTCGCCGCATTCTGGTGCAGTCGCGTTGACAGTTCGACATTCACCGCGCCCGACTGGTTGTTGAAGTCGGGCCAGTATGAATAGACGGCCATCATGGTGTCGCCGTCCTCTATGTCGAACCAGGCGCTCGTGATGAACGCTGAAATGTCGTCGCCGTCCGCCGTTGTCCCGTTCTCATGGAAGTAGATTTCCCCGGTCGGGGCGAAGCCGATGGGATAACGAAACACGCCAGCCGACAGCCACGCGGTGCGGGCCAGCTTGTGCGTCCACCAGGGCTGTGACTGGTCGATATAGTTCATGACCGCTATGCGGGAGCATTCGTCGGTTCCATCGCGGCTGTCGGGGTACATCAGCCAGAATTCAGAAGCCGTTGAGTTGATGCCGGCAAAAATGCGATCCTCGTACCCCTCCGAGATATGACTCACCAGATCCTTGCGAAGCCGGCACTTGTCCATTTCCAACGGCGTTTGACCGTTGAAGATGTAGAATTGCTGGTTTGACGAAAGCCAGAAGGCCGCGCCATTGACTTCCGCAGCGGCATTGCGCCCGATCAGCCCACACCCGCTGCCCATTAGTTGATAGCGGTAAGGCGAGGCGAAATTGCCGATGAATTGCTGTGAGAACAGCGCCGCATCGGTCCATATCAGCGTTTGCTGGCGCGTGACCTTTGCGTTGACGATGCGCGAACCGCGAGACAACACGACTTCATCCGCGATATTGTCCTCATCTGGAACCCATACACGAAATTTCTCCTGCGCCGAGTTGCGCACGACCATGGAGTTGTAATCGCCGTCCGCCTCGACCGTCCCCGCGATATTCACGATGCGGCTGTTTGGGTCCACCCACATCACGTCGATCTTTTCGGGAGCAGTGGTGACCTTTTGCTGGTTCGGACTTCGATAGACAAACACCCGATCTACCGACCCGGCAAACGAGCTATTGGCGACGAAGGCAATATCGCTCGGTTTGTCGGGACAAACGAATGTAAGCGTCTTGTTGCCGCCCGTATTCCAGGATGGTGCGCCAACATCAACCAGTGTCGCCGGATCGCCGGCATTCACCTGAAACGTAAGCGTTCCGGCTGTTCTGGTCAGTTGGAAACCGAGTTCGTAAATGTATCCGGGTTTGAGGTCTGTCGCGGCTTGTGACAGGTTCGAGGCTACTCCAGCGGTCTTGACTGCCGACCCGCTCGAAATGCTCCATCCTGTGCCAGTAGCCCAATCACTGCTCGATGAGAAAAAGCCGTTCTTGACCGAACTGTCGTATGGTCCGGGTTGCCAAACATACAGCCCCCCTCCTTTTGGCGCAGTGAGTAGAACCTCGCCAAAATTGTCGAAGTTCCACGCTTTTACCGATGCTGTGTCAGCCTCACGCGACCACGTATATGCACCGGCCCAGTTGCTAACGTCCTGGGATCCTCCCGCAATACCATTGAACCGGAATGACGTTTCATCGACAACCTTTGAAACGACACGATCCCCATTCACGTTTACTGTTGGACTCCCGAACGTGAGGAAGCCCGACAACGTTACGGTATCGCCAACCTGCAAGCCGTGAGCGTAAGGAAAGGTGACGAGCATCCCTTCGCTTGTCGAATTTTCAAAAGCGAAGTGAACCGCGCTGTCCCCCGGTCCTGCGCGGACACCGCTCGTTTCCATGATCTGCATTGTGTCCCACTGGACATCACCATTTCCAGACGCAGCCGATGTGGCGTTGGAAGGCGCATCAAACCGGAAATCATCACGCCCAAGAACAGACGTAACGGTCTGATACCCGCTCAGGGTAAGCCCTCCGACAGTGACAGACCCCACAATGAAAAACGTGTCGCCAACGGAAAATGAGTGATTTTCAAGCGTGACGCGGATGGATTTGTTCGAAGCAATGGTTTTGAACGCGGCGCTCTCAGTGACCAGCGCAACCAGTTCAAGCTTTGACAGCGCGCCGTTCACGTCTTCCGATATGACATAAGCCGCATGATCTGTGCCGATTGCCAGATGGCGCAAGCCAGATAGATCGGACCATGCGTGAACGGTGCGAGGCGCGCCCTGCACGGTATCGTCGATCATCTTCACCCAGCCGGCATTGACTTCCGGCCTGCCCTGCACAAAGCGCATGAGAGACGAATCCACCCACCCGCCTTCCGCAGCCAACGGGCTGTCGTCCTTGACGATCCCCGCCGCAAACTCGATCTTGGTGAGTTTGGAAGCGCTCACGTAAAGCTCCAGGGGTTCTTCTGTCCGAACACGCCGCCCCAGCCCTGCGTGGCCGTGTCGTCACGCTGCTGCATGCCGCCCTGCTGCCAGTACGGAGTGGCAGAGGATTGACCGAGGCCGGTCCCGGCATAGCCGCCCCACCCGAGGCTCTGTCCGTTCCACGTTCCGCCCTGACCGCCCACGCCCTCCTGTCCCGTGATCTGTCCGTAAAAGGGCTTGGAGTAGTCCTGCGGGATTATCCCGCCCTCCTGCCCCTTGTTGAGCAGAACGTCATAGGCCTGTTGGTTGCGTGTCGCTGCTTCGGTGTCGCCGGTCCTGTACTGCTGCATTGCCTGTGGCAGGGCGTCGAGCGCGCTGTTGATGGCCCGCTCGTGCATATTGTAGGTCTCGATGGCGTTCGAGTCCGGCGCGACGAAACTCGGGTCGAGGACGGAGCGGCCCTTGTTGATGATATTCTCTATCGAATAGTTTGCGCCGCCGAACGAAGTCGCATTGCGCAGCCCGTTGTTATAGTTCTGCACCGGGTCGTAGCTCTGCGAAGTGAAGTTCCCTATGGATCCGTTGTCGGGTGTGCTTGCATACTCCCCCCAATAGTCTTTCTGCGCCTGGAGCCCGGCGTTGTATGCGTCCTGCCATTCGTCCGGGATGGACAGCGTCCCCAGCGGCCTCTCGTCGGTGGATGAATTGGTCGTGATCCCATAATCGATCCACGGGGCAGGCGCGGCGTTGTCGGAAAACCATTTATTTGCAGCGGCCTGCGCAGCCTGGATGTTCCGGTCAGCCAGTATCCCCCTTTCCTGATCGGACAGGATGACATCGCCGGGCTTGTGGGCCGCCGTCAACTGGTTCATGGCGTTCGTATCGCCGTAACCGGACAGGATTTGCCGCAGCGCATCGGCGTCACCCTGTTCGTAGGTGCGGGAGCCGGGATTGGCGGATAGAATGCTGCTCCGGCTCCAATCCCCGGCTGTAGGATGCCCGGCAAGGCTTTGGAGATAGTCCGGCGTGCCGAACCCCAGCAGGCCGCCATGCCCGCTGAATGGGGTTTCACTGCCGAGGGTCTGAGTATCGCTGCCGCCGCCCATGATCAAGGCTCCAAAGCTGTCACGCGGGCGTCAAGCGCGTCTATGTCCGCCTGCGTCGTGGTGTCGGACTGTTTGAGCGCCTCGATCATCTGTCGAAGTTCGGCAAATTCACGGTTCAAATCAGTCGCGAGGCGTTGCGCCCATGCCGGCGCGTCAGTCGGTGTCACGATCATTGTCAAATCTTCCGCGTAGGCTTGCGAAGAGCGCCGGAAGGACGCTTGCCAATCTGGCGCTCATAGGCGTCCTGTGCGGCGTCACGCGCTGTCTGTCGCTCGGAAAGAGCCTGAGCGATTTCCGCTTCCCACGCCTCTTTCTGCTCGTCCGAAGCGGTGTCCCAATCATGGGCGGCGCGCATCTGGATTTCGATTTCCTGATCGGAGAGGATCATGGCCGGTTACTCGTAGTTGATGTTGTAGCCGCCCCTTGAAACAAGGGCCGCGTCTACCGACAGGGTTCCGACCCGGCTTCGAGCCTCCTTCCAACTGATTTCCTCAAGCGCTTCGTCCAGCATCGCCTTCCATGGCGCGGCCATTTCCGGGTTCATCATGAACACGTTGCCCCAGACGAGAGAGGCCGCGAGATAAACATCGGGATGATGGGCCAGCAGCCAGTTCGTCGGGCTGGACGGAGAGAGATTGAAGGCCTTTCGGTAGCGAAAGGTGAATGTGTGGTTCTGATCGCAGACCGCATCGACCTGGAGATTGGCTCCATTGACACACCAGGCGGTCGGGACCTGCTGACCCGATTTGATCGGCATGGTGCCAGCAATGGAAGGTTTGAGCGGGGTGCTTTCATCGAAAGTCGTCAGGTGAAGCGCGATAGGCTCCACAAAATCAGATGGCAGGGCCGCAGTTTGACCGCCTTTGGCAATAGATATTGCCGTATCCGTTTCCATCACCCGCAACGGCAGTTCGCGGTTCAGGCGGCTTTCCGCCAGTGAAACGAAATTCGACGTGCCGGAGGTGAACTCCGCGTCGTCGCGCCATGCGAACTTGGCAATCGCGGTGAGCAGATCCGAATAGGTCGAGATGGACACGGCTAGTTGCGCCTTTTGGATGGCTTGCGAAGCGTCTGTTTTGCAACAGTCACGCGCGGCGCGTCATCGCGCTCATGCCGCTCAAAACCGGGATGCGGGTCAGGCAGCCACCCGTCTGGAAGGCTTTCGCCCTCTTCCAGATTGTATATCCGCGCATCACCGTCAGCGGAGTAGCCGAATACCTTGCGCTTCATGGGACGCCTCCAATCGCACGGAAGAAAAGGGAGGGCCGTAGCCCTCCCCTTGTGATCAGTTGTTGGCGAGGCGCGCCGCCATTTCGGCACGGAGCGTCTTGTAGCCGTAGAGGACATCGAGACGGCAAGGGAACTTGTCGTTGTTGATGTCGTACTGGCGCACGACGCGCATGGAGATGCCGTCGAACACCTGACGAGCCGAGAAGTCCACGCCTTTCGGCATGACCAAATCTGCCGTGGCGAAGGCGAAGGCGTCCTTGTGGAAGGCCAGCGAGATGTCGTGCGTTGCCGAAGCGCCGCCGACCTTCGTGATCTTCTTGCCGTCCGCAGCCTTGTTCGTCACGTTCTGTTTCGCACCCGATGCGATGATCGAAGGCGAAATGCTGATCGACGTACCGCTCGCCCCGACATCGGCGGCGACCACGAACTGTTGCAAATCGCCCGTGGATACTTTCGTTTCGGGGTGGACGCGGAAGACGCCCTCGACGGTGATGATGTCACCGGCCTTGAACGTGCCTGTGCCGGTATCAACCGTGAGGCTCGCACCGTCCTGATCGCCACCGTTGGTCAGGTAATCGCCGGTACCATCGTCCGAACCAGTCGTGTGACTCGGCATCAGGGTGTTTTCCCAGATGTCAAAGCCGCCGGTGCGACCGACCATGCCATCGCGATACTGCTTGGCGACCTCCTTGGAGTCCTGGAACAGGCCCTTGAGAGCATCGACAAGGTCGATGTTGTCCTGCGTGTTCAGGAGGAGGTTGATGTCCGGCGGGGTCAGGCTGTCCACCAGCGACTTGCGGGCGGCCAGCACCTTCGCGAAGGTGATAGCCGAGCCGACGTTATTCACCTGCTGGTACACGTCCTTGTAGACATGGCTCAGCATGTCGGACTCGATGTTGGCCGCCAGCACCGACATTGCCGGCTTCAGGATGCGACTCGAAAAGTCCTGGATGCTCAACGTCAGGTCGGTGGACGTGAAATTGAGATCGACGCCCTTCTGGGTCGCGACCTGCAACGTGACGCTGGTTTCGGTCGTGTCCTGCGTGTCCAGTACAGCACCAGTGCGCACGACGTACTGGTTCGGGAGCCTGATCTTGAGACTGTCGCCGATCTTCGCACCGTCCTTGGCGAACGAGTCGTCGTAGGTCCGGTTGACGTTGCCGATGAAGTTCAGCTTCTGATGCAGGATGCGGAGCGCCTCTCGCGTGACGGCGATCGGCGTGAGGAGATTATTGCTCATGGTAGTTTTCCTTCGGGCGGCGCTCGGCCGCGCTGGGACTGGACGTCATCCGACGTTCAATCTGGGTTGGGTTAGTCCGCGCGTTTGCGGACCTGTTCATTGCGACGACGTATCCACTCGTCCACCGACAGACTGTCATTGAGACCTGATGTAACCGCGCCGGCCTTGCCGTTGCGGATCTTGGTCAATGGCTTGGTCTGGTCCTGTGGAGGGGTTTTTGCCTGTCGCTTTTTCTCTACGAGCTGGTCGTAGCGGCGGGCCTTGTCGAGAAGAATAAAGGCTCGCGGATCGCCAACGGTGTTTTTCAGTTCATCCACGCTGTAGCCAGCCTTGGCCGTTGCGTACTCCCTGATCGCCGTGGCGGTCTGCTCGTTCCAGTCCTTGATTTCGCGCTGGAGAATGCGTTCGGTTTCCTGGCGTTGCCTGGCAACAGACTGTTCACGCTGCTGCTGCGCCGCCAGTTCCTGCTTTCGCGCTTCTTCCCGCGCCGCGAATTCGACCTGTTGAAGCTGGCCGGCGAGGTTCGCCCGCTGGTCCTTCAACATCTGGTATTCCCGCCAATGGCTCTGCGCCGTGAGCGGGTCTTGCGCTTCTGCCTGCCGCCAATCGTACTTCGCGTACTGTTCGATCTGCTGATCCATGTTGGCAAGCTGTGCATAGCCACGGATATGCTGCTGCTGGAACTGGACTTGCTGGGCGAAGGATTGTTCACGCGCCTGCTGCGCCTGAACCACCTGTTCCAGTGTCCGCCGATGCTCAGCGATTTCCTGTGTCTTGCGGGTGTAGTCCGCCTGCATCATCAAGTTTGGCTTGAGATCGCGGTGGACCTTGTACTTTTTGCCGGCGACTTCGATTTCCTCGGTTTCGTCATCTCCCCCGGCGTCATCATCGTCGCCAAGGTCGAGGTCGTCATCGAGGTTTTCGTCTCCGGCTTCGTCATTCGTCGCATCAGTCGCCTGCTGCGTGTCTCGCGACTCCGTTGCCTCGGTTTCATTCCCGTCGTCCGGGGTGATGAACTCGAGGTCTTCGCCGCCATCTTCGGTAGACATGAACGCCACTCCTTTCGGTTGGTGGTCTGATGTGACGCGCCCTTGACGCGGGCGCACTCGACTGGCCTCCGGTTGCCCGTTGGCTCAATTCCTCATGTTTCTGGATCGCTAGAACTGCTGGCGCGGGTGTGTCGCGTGCAGAATGTGTTGCTGGGCCGGGGTGTGGGCGGGCATTAATTCGTTTAGCGTTTTGGCCCGTGCCAGATCGGCTTGCGCGTTTTCCTTGGCCGCCACCGCGTTCAGGTGGTTCGCCTTCGCTGCTGCGACGACGCCCTCATAATCGGGTCCGGGAGCATCCGGCACGTGCTGACCCTGCTCCTGAATATCTGCCACCGCTTTCAGCCGCTTGGTTTCCGCATCGTACTGGCCCGTCTGGGCCTTCATCAGGTTAGCCGAACGATCCTGCTCCAGTTGCAGGATGTATGCCTGCATCTGCTGGATAAGCTGGCCCTGCTGGGCGATCTGCGCCTTGCCCTGCTCGATCATCTGCTGGACTTCCGGCGGCGGGCCGCCGTTGAGTTGCGGCGGCAGCATGATCCTGAGACGTTTGGCTATCTCGTCAGCGCCGGGCCAATCGAGGTTCTTTGCGACTAAATCACCTATCAGCGGAGTTGCTTGCGGCATGACGCGGAGCAGTTCCATCATCTGGTCCGCCGCCTCCAGCCGCTGGGTCGTGTAGCTCGGTCCGGTCGAAACAGTGAGATCGTATTTGCCAACCGTAAGATCGTAGACGCGCGTTATGGCTTTGAGGATCGGATTGCCGTCAGGCCCGACCATCGGCTGGCCGTTCAAGCCCATCTGCGGCTGCATAATGGGCTTGCCGTCCGGCCCCGTCTGCGGGACAGGCTGGTTGAGTTGCACATTCTCCGGGTATCCATCCTCACCCATGACGCGGATGATGCGCTGGCCGGTGTAGACATGCGGGATCAGGTCGATGATGACGCGCCCTGCATGGCGAATGGCGCGCGACAGATTGTCGGTAAAATGGAACGTACCCACGTCACCCTGTCGTTCACGCGCGATGATGGCTCGGCCCGACACCTCGTTGGACTGAGCGCCCATGCTCGGATTGTACAGGCCAATCGTCGCTTTCATGTCGTCGGCAGCAGCCATCGCCTGTTGCAAGGCCCCGGCGGCCGGCCCCATATCGAGCGGCTGGCGCTGCGGCGGCGTATCCCCATCATATTCGAGGTATGGATGGTTAACCGTGTTCGCTGTGGCCCATCTGCGGGCGTCCGACTTGAATGACCCCTTCTTACCGATCCACGGGGCTTTCGGCGTGAGCGCAACGCGCTCCGTGGCGGTGGTGCGCCAATAGTTATAATCTCGCTGCGCATCCTTCGCGTCGTGGATCAGCGAGCGGAGATGGCGCTTGCCCTTTTCGTCAAAAACCTCATCTCCGTAGACCGGAACAATCGGGATAAAGCGGCCCGGCCAAGGCTCAGTTTTTAGAACGGAGCCGCCGGAAAGCAGGTGTGACCGCACCTGCCAGGTTTTCGTTTCTTCAACCTTCTGGATCGTAATCCCTTCGGCAGCGAGCGTGTCCAGAAAGGTGATCGGCCCTAAGTCGGTCTGGGCGACGACCTGCTCGGCTCTTTCGACGCTGATGACCATCCCGTTGGACAGCAGCAGTCGCGGTATCGAAATCTCGACGCGCTCCCACCAACGGGCGATCAAAACCATATCGCCGTTGACCCATTCCTCACATTGATCCCCCGCTTCCCAATTCGCCGGGTCTTCGTCAGGAAACTGCTTAGTGAAATCCTCCTTTGTCAGCCATTCAAGTTCAAATGCGCTGTTCCAATCGGACGAGTCCGCCGTTTGCGAATAGGGATCGCCGTAGATCGCGAACGGATTGGCGACACGCTCGATATGAATGTCCAGATCGAAAGCGTCGTCGTGGGCGTAGTCGATCCCGATCTTGAAGTAGCCCCACCCCATCGAAATTGCGGATTCAGCCGCCGTGTCATAGGCGACTTCCGCATTGGACGTGTATTCGATGTTGCGTATCAGGCCGTTGATTATATTGGCCGTTTCAGGGTCCGCGTTGGAGTCCGCAGGGTGCACCTTGATAGATGGCTTGTTCTGCCGCGCATCATTAACGACCTGGCGGATGAAAGCCGGGAGCCGGTTGAATGTGTGGCATGGGCGGTTCTCGGTCTCGCGACTTTTGCGGATTTCTTCCGGCCATTGCTCGCCACACCGGGCAAAACGCAGGTCGTCCGAGGCCTTTCCGCGATTTTCATTCTCGGCCTCGACCGCGACCTCGAAAGCTTTCTTGGCTTCCGCAAGGATATCGCGATCCGAAGCCTCGCCGGGTTCATCCATCGAGCGCCGCCTGTCTGAATTGTTCGGTTGAAGGCTGTCAGGCCATCCATGAGCCGGGGAAAGATGGACGAGGATCTTCGCTTCGTTCCGTCACAACCGACCGGTCGCGGTGATACCAAGCCATGATTACAGCGTCGGCGTCGTCGGTTGACGAGCCAAGCCGCTTGCGAATGTCGTCCTTGCTCTCGACTTGAATTTTCGTACCCGAGAGCTTCCACTTTGGGGCGGTCAATTGCGCCTGTAGCCGTGTATCGGGAGGCAACTCGATTTCCGGGTCGCCGTTTGGATCGAGCGCCTCTCTCAGCCGCCACCAACTTTCTGCCCGCCTGTTCAGGAAGGCCAGTTTACCGTCCGCCGTCTTTTCCGGCGTGCCTTCCGAGGCCACGAAGCTTTCTGCCTCAATTTGATGATGCGTCAGCAGGTGATCCCGCGCCGATCCGCCCCATCCTCCAGTCAAATCGATCGTGATCCCGCAATCGTCGCGCCGGGTTGACAGGATCATCAGCGCCACAGTCGGCCCGTCCGGTGTGGCGGCCCCCTTTTCTCTGACGAGATGATCGAACCTTGCCCCGCGCAACATGGCGATTGTGGTGAAGTCCGCGCCGCCCTGAGCCACATCGACGCCCATGTGCAGCATCTTCGCTCTTGGACTGTCTTCGTGCTTGCGCCACCGCTCCTGCGCCAGCAAGACCCACTCTGTCGGAATGACCTGATACGGGTCGTCCTCTTTGCCGGCGAGAAAATCACCATTGAGCAGTTGAGATCGCAGGGGCTCGGGCATCGCATTGATTTGCGCCCGGTAATTCGTGTCCCTGAGGTAGAGATTATCTCCGAGTTTCGAGGGAATGTATGTTCGCGAAAGCGCCTCGTATTCGATACCGTCTACCGTGTGCTTCCCAGGCCCATCTACCCAGATGGTTCGGATTTCATTCCTGTCGCCGACCGTGACGGCCCATCGCAATTCGCCGGGCTTCGCGGGGTCAGAGAACGCCGGATCGAGCCAAGGCGCGAACCAGTCCATCAACCAAAGGCCGTCCCCGCCGATTGGCGGGTTCGACGCTATGACCGCACGACAACGATACCCGTCTGCCGACCGGAGCCAGCCAAGGACAAAATTGACCTTATAGGCGGTGAGTTGCGCTCCCTCGTCAAACCCGATGAAATCGTGCGGGCGGCCCTGCCATGATAGCTCCGAACCCGGGTTCTCCAGATGTCCGCACTCGATCAGGCGGTCATCATCCGTAACAACCCGCTTCTTGACGCTGTCCGACCGCTTGTTGACGGGGCTGATTTCAATCAGGCGATCCCAGAATCCGTCGAGATCGTTTGACTGACGACGGAAGATGACCGACCGACGATGCTCCGTTAGCGCCAGCCCGCAAAGTAAGTCTGTCTTGCCCCCGCCGGCCGCCCCGCCGTAGAGAAGCAGATCAGCTTCGGAAAAGAACGCTTCCGTCTGTGGACCCGGCTGCGGGAGCCATTTCTGTTTCAGCTCCTGAGATATCGTCTGATCGAGTTCAGCCTTCTGCTCATCCGACATGCTGGAGAGCAGCGCAGTCAGGTCAGTGAACGAATCCATCAGGATTGAGAGGCGCGCGCCGCCTTCGTGGCCAAGAACGCCATAGCCTTGGCGCGGTCGATGTCGGAAACGTCCTTCGTTTCAATCGGGCCACCATCCCTGCCGGTCAGCTCCGACTTGTCAGCCAGGCCTAGATCGCGAGCAATAATGTTGGCGTTGAGCAGGTCAGCAGCGGCCCCGGAAAACTTCTGATCCCGGATGATTTCTTCCGCTCGCGTGACGATATGGAGAAAGTCGGGCCGTTCCCGGTAGGCATCCCATGTCTTGCGGTCGATATCGAGGAAGATGCAAAGGCCAGAAATCGTCATGGCGCGCATCTTGGCGATGTCAGCACGGACGATGCCATCCTTGCCGTTGAAGACCTTTTCCTCCCTGAGCGGGTTGGCTTCTACCCACTCGAAATACTCAACCACGGCAGACCACAGATCATCCGGCTTGGCGAAGATCGGGCTGCGGCCATGAGAGGATCGCGCCTCCCAAAATCTGTTTCCCGGGAGGAAGCGCCCCGTGTCGGGATCGCGATCAGACATCTTGCACTCCTTCCGGTTGGTGCAGATCGCCGTTTCCCCAGATTAACCGCGACCCTATGACTTCCCCGGACAGGCGCGCGGCGGGCTCTTCACCCGCGATAAGGGGCTTGTTCCATCGACGGCGTGACGATGGCTTTGAGGAGACCTGTCCGGGTGTGGGTTATGAATGACTGCTGGTGCGCTCGCGCCGCTGGTACATGGCCGGCGTTGTCGCCGGCGTCTTGGCGGCCTTCTTCTTCGTGTCCGCCGTGTCGTCCGTCTCTTCCTCGGGCTTCGGAGCGAAGATGGCTCCCAGAAGGCCGTTGGCCTGATCGAGCGTCGTCTGTCCCGCGCTTGGACCGAACAGCGCATCCAGGGGCGTCTTGGGAGCGGCGGCGGCATGGCTCCATTCGGGGACCATCGACGTGTAATCCGAAAACACGTATGGCATCTGGTTGATGGCCGAAGTCGCCGCCCGGCCCTGATCGCGGAAGCCGTCACCCACGGCGTAGTTGCGGGCCTCCATCGTGTTCATGATCTCGTTGCGGGCCGTGTTGAGTCCGTCCGGCTGGTGAAGGACGTTCTGGAAATGCTCGTAGCTGTTCGCGTCCGGCCT